GAGCGTAAGACTGAGGCGGCATCCTACGGTTTCTGTATCAAAAATATCGTCTGCCAATTTTACAGTTTGGCGGTCTGGTCAACGAGGGCTTTTACAAGCCCATCCCCTTTAGGGGTGGGTAGTTGACCGTTGATATACCATCCATACTTGAACCTGATGACATGGTACCTACTTCACGTAAACCTGCAGAGACTCCAGCGCCTGCAACTGTGCCGATTAATTGATTATTAGCAGATCGTCTATTAAATGCGTTTTGAGCATCAAACGTTGCTTTACGCATACTTGAAGTAGCAATATCCCCCATACTGGCTAATGACTCTGATTTTTGTCCCATACCAATAGCAGTAACATCCTGTAGGCCTGCTATATGCTTATCTTGTTCTGATGTTTGAGCACGATTAACCGTATCGGCTTGTTCTATCGCTTGCTCAGATGATATGTCAGCCATTGTTTGCTGATATTTACTACTGCTTGGATCAATACCAGAAGCGGCTAATTGTTTATCTGTTGCACCACGATAATCACTGAAATTTTTAGCATAGGCCAAACCGGTATCTTGTTTTGTTCTAGCCATATTCGATGAAGAGTTATAATTATCGACACGTTGAATGAAAGTATCTTCAAAACCTTTTAAATCGTTTTTATAGGTATTCCATTGTCGATTAGCGACTTCTGCTGCTGATTTTTGTGCGGTTGTCTCTTCTACTTTATTTTTACCTCCACCACCCATATCAACTCCTTATAATGGTTTGATAAAACGCATAATTCTATCGCCATTGGTTAATTGCCAATGTTGCTGCTCAAGCAAAGGAACTAAGCTTTTCACAACGGTATATAACTCTAATCCTGTTGCACCGATTTCACGAGACAACTGCTCAATCATATTTTGATAACGTTCAATAGCATTACCACCCCAATTAAAGGCAAACATCACATTCACAGTCACTACACCATTTTCAGATAACGGTTGCAGCACAAAAAAACCATCTTCACCCACAAATAAAAAAGCCCTATCACTTGATAAGGCTTGGTCGATTTCATCTGAAAATTGATGATAGTTACGCTGTTCTGTTGATCTAATTATAAGGAGTAGTTTATCTCGGTATACTGACCACGTTTCTTGTTTTATATTCATAGGAAACCTTTAATTATTATCAGACATTACCTAAATTTAAATATTGATTATAATAATCAGGATTAATTGTCGGTATTTCAGGAATATTTACATAATATTCCTTATCTTCAAATGCTGGTGAGTACGATTCTTGAGTGTGTAATAACTGTCTTAAGCTGGCAATGGATGATCCCATCATAAAAAAATGTTGCTGAACATTGCGAAAAGCAATAAATGAAAATCCTGAATACGTGGTTGGCACTGCAAAATTATAATTATGTACAGGCACATTATTATTCGTATTATTTGAAATAAATGATGTGATTTTTAGTGGTGGGCGGTAACCAATAAAAGAAGTGTCCCCCTTCTCATTATAAAGCTCTAATCCCCACTGACTTTGTGGTAAGTATTTTGCCGGAACAAAAACATAGAATACAAATGTTTGCCTAACACCAAATAAACCATTGCGCTTACTAACGATTTTTAATCTATTTTGATGATAAATAGAATAAACATAATTAGCACTTCGTGATCCAATCGGATAGCGTCCAATTTCTATTGCCGTTGCAAAAACAAGTGGGTTCCAATGTTCTGGAATATTAAACAATGATGTTAACTTCTCACTATGATCGACTGTAGATGAAAGAATCACTCTCCCCCAATAATGGTAAGCCATTTCATCTCCATAAATAATACGCTGGCCACGTGTATTATTTATTTCAAAACCAAACATTATTATGGCCGGCTGGCAAAACAATAAATAAACCCATGACCAGAACTCCCCATAGTAGAATAATTCACATTATGGCCACGAACATAAACGGATGCGATGGTTCCCCCTGTATTAATCAATACCACCTTAAGAGCACCATTTATGCCACCTACATAAAATGATTTATTCTGTGCCCCAGCAATAACAGCATACCGCCGAACAAAATTAAAAGGTTGATAATCACTAATAACCTCACCACCTAAATCATCTTTTACAGATAAACCATAACTCATGACAACCTCCCCAATCGAACTCTTAAACGACCGCCATCCCAGACCTCCAATCTATCGCCAACAATCTGCAATCGACTTCCTGAACGTGCTGAATACATTTGCAGTCGCTCAGTTTCAATCGTGCCATTTGAATGTATTTTTGTGTAATAACCACCAAAGTGTCCACCATAACCAAACCCAGCCCACCCTCCAGTTACCTGTCCGCCATTAATAATCGGAGAATTAATACTAATCCCAACTTTCACCTTATCAGCAACAATCGTTTGTGCATTCAATATCTGAATCGTGGCTTTTTCAATGAATGCTTTAGGAATAATAACGTTACCTTTATCTATGGAAAAAAGAGGCTGAGTGGATCCGCCGTCAACATTAGGATCAAATACAATAAACTGACTCGCAGATACTGCAACTTGAGATATACCGTTACTGTCAGCAAGAATACCAATGCCAGCCTTAATATCACCCGCTTGCGCTTTAGTATTCCACATGGCTTTATGTGCCGTTGAACCATCTTTATTAATAGTACTTATTGCCTGGCTGTGTTGTTGAACCGTGGCAGCAACACCATTAAGACTCGATTGAACTGTATTGACTTTATCAGCGACAACTTTGTCTCGTTTAGCCGTTACCTTATCAAGGGCAGTAATTGCACCCGATAGCGCTTTATCTCCTGACTTATACGCCGATTCAACATTACTAACACGTTTAGCTAGTGCGCTATCACCATCAGAAACTGTTTTCGTCAAAGTAGTAACAGCAGCATTAGTCACGGTATCAGCACCTTTATAATCAGATTGTACTTGCTCAATTTTTTGCGCAAGTGCCTGATCTGCCGTCGTCAAAACTTGAGATAGACTAGAAATGGAACCGGTTAATATTGCATCTGCCGCTTTATACTCATTTTCAACTTTTGCAATGGTGTTATTCAACGTATTTTTAGCATCTTTAATCGCTGCATTAGATACCTTATCACCCTCTGAAATATCAATGACTAAAGCTTGGATTAATTCAGATTCTTTCATCTGCTTACCAATATCATCAATAATATTGCTGAGATTCTGACTAGTAGAAACCTTCACTCCCTCAATATTATTGTACGGCCCCGCAATATCATTGATATTAACGAACCGACACCAGTAATAGAAAGTAGAACCCGGATTAACAATATCGCCAAAGACAGTGGCGGGTGTGGTCGCTATCAATACAGCTTGATCTAAATATGGCGCAGAACCATCTTTATTAGGTGAAGCTCTCCACACTTCAGCATGAGCGAATCCATTAAACGTTGGATTTTCCCACTCCAACATAATGGCACCAAACCCACCAAAAGCAGCAAAACCAACAGGTGAATGAGGAACATCAACAGGCAGATTAATATCTGGCCTTATAGGAGGAACAGGTTTAGGAATAACGGCTCCATTACTATTCCTAGTAACGTTGATTAAACCTAGGCTAGCAAGCTCACGCATTGTGATTGCACGATCTAATCCATTACCGCGTTGCCCAGTTAATAACTCGATGTTTTCTTGTATTGCAGCACTATCACGTCCTCCACGAAAACCCGATTTCGTATTATTCTTTGGGGGAACCATTACATTAGCTCCTGCATAGAACTCGCCACCATCAGGCGTTCAACTTCAGCACGCCCACTCACTTCAATTTGCCACGTTGTTGCACGAAAAGCAGGTAACCTAAAACCGTTATGCGGTATCTCACCTTCGCTTAACGAATATACTAACTTACCATCACCAAAAATCTTCAAAGACAATTGGTGAACCTCCGTTGATACCACACGCGCACATGACATCAATGAATCCACCGGTAATTGGAAAACTTTACTACGCCACAACCCTGACAAGTAATTATCCCCCCCTTGCCAAAGGCGCATTTCACTACCTTGAACTATGACCAATTGATCTCGTTCTAAATCTTCATAAGCACAATCCCATCGATTTGATAGCTCACGAAAATCCTGAGACACGGGATCAAAGATAAATCCACCACCACTATACAAAGCAATATACAGACCTTCTGAAACCCATGCTTTTATTGTATGAGGTTGCTTTGTTTGCCACTGTCGTCGTGTCATCAACTGATCTGTAATCGTTATTGCACCATCAGAACCAATGGCAACAAGCCCATCAGGAGATGCATAAATTACCGTACCATTAACGACAACCATAGATTCATTACTGACACAGGCTTGTTCACTGCCTATTTTAGTGCCATTAATCGCACTTGGTGTAACACCACTAAATATATAAGGATGTCCTTTAGTCACGACAACTAAGCTCGTACCAATAGCAGCAATACCCACTATCTGATGCTCTGTTGTTCCTCGATATTGTTTAGGCCATGCATAAGGTAAGAAAGCTTCTGAGAACATCACTTCATTACCTGCGAATCCGGCACAGATTCCATTTGCCATCACACAAAGGCCACGCATCTTTTCATCAGGAACATCGTACTGCCACGTTTCTAAAATAGGTGCATTAAGTGTTACAGCACTATCTATATATTCAGCTTGTGCAATGGGAAGTTCAGCTACAAGCATATACTCTGCGCTGACACTACTGGTCACTGTCCGATATAAGCGGGTATGTGTAATATTATGAGTATTAACATTAAGACGAGATAGCCCGACATAAATAGTGGAACCCGGCTTTTCGACTAATAGCTCTGCACTTGGTTTCGATGGTGCGCCTTCTTCACCAAAACGTGTCACAAATGTCTGGATATAGTAGCGGGTTTCATCATCAAAAATAGCAACCTGCCCAGGTTCAAGATCACTACCAGTTGAACTATCTATACGATTGATTACAGGTACAGAACTTGGTATCGGCACTCCTAGATCATAACTAGCGGCCGGACTAACAACACCAATCGCTATATCTTGAGCCGTCACTTTGGGTTTGTTTTCTCCCGTAAAGTACACACGCTGCCATTCATCTTGTGCCATTGGATTATGAATAGCTTCAATGGGTTTATTCCATAAAAACCAATGTTCATCGGTATATTTAAATACTGTTTTTGCCGATAGTGGTAACGAAGCCATCACTGTGTCATTACATAGTGGACGAATAATGCCATTTTCAAAGCAACAATCTTTGGCGATAACTGCCGCTTCATTAGGTAAAAGATGAGGTTTTAATCGTGGTATTTCACCACGCATGAGAGGAATAGTAATTAGCATCGACTACTCGCTTATTAAATCATTGATGATTATTAAGATCAGTCAATATCATCTTGCGTATAAGTGTATTGATAGATTCGTCCCTTCTGACTTGATGAAGGCGGATAGGTTAATGTTTTACGACTTAAATTAGCTTTAATGTAACTGCCATTAGAGGCATTAAACTTAAATATCAATTGATTAGCATAAGGATTTACAACAAAAAGATAAACATCAAACCAATCTCTCGCAATATTATGTGTGTGTATTTTGGTGAAGAAACGTTCATCGTGCGAGGTATGACTATAGACAACACAAGTCACACCCACAGGATCACCATTACCTGAGCGAATAATGATTCGATTGTGATCACATTGACAATATGAATTAACAGAAAACCCTGAACCACCAATAATCTCTATTTCTGCAGTACATCCATTTTGAGGGATATAAACCGCTGCAATTCTTACGTACTTATTGATATTCCCATCTATAGAGATTGGTAGCGATTTTAAAAACTCATACGTCATCGCACCTGCGAATATATTCTTATATTTGTACATCATTCCATCATTATCATATCCATCGTTATGGTTGATCTTTGGAATTGGATGAGTATGACCACCGCCTGATTTAGCATAAAGTTGGATTTCTGATGTTACATTACCCCCATCGTCTAGCCCCTCAATCGTCATCTTACCGCTACATTGAGGTGACTTATTGGAGACTAAACTATCAATATTTTTTGCGCTAACATACCGCGTATCAGACTCAGCTTTTGAATATGTTTCTAACCATTGCCTAATAGAATCCTGATTAGAACAAAAACGAATGTAGCTATCAGCGACATTATCGATACGAAAAGCTAATGCGCCTGAAAATACCGACTGATTACTAAAACCAGAAGAGAATAAACGCGCTTGAATATCACCATTACTGTCTCGCACTGGCACACTGTTCGCATTTGCTTCAACGGTATGTACTGTGTTCGGTACATGTTCTAAATCTACATCTGCCTTACTTAGCAGTACCACGCCACGCTTACCATTGATAGAAGTAACACTTTCAGTATTATCAATTTTATAATAGGTACCCATACTCGCTGAATAGACCAACGAGTCATCGATACCATATTCAATACCATTGACAGTTCCAGCTACAGTCACTTTCCAAAAACACGCCCTTTTTTCACCGTTAATATCGATTAAAGGTGATGGTGCAATGCCACTTGATAAATCAATACCACCTTGTTCTAACATTGCTCCCGATAAACTCGCAGCTGCAAGCTCTGCACGTCTAGCCGCTTCAACTGCTGTTTCTTTTGCTGTTAATGTTTGAGATAACCCTAATGAAACACTGACAGCTTTTTCTGTCGATACATTCGATTTATCTAAAGCAATCGCTGCGCTTGATTGTGCTGAATGCTCACTGGCTTCTGCCTTACTGGCATTGGCTAATGTATTCGCAGCTTCTTGCTTAGCAGTGTTTACCTGCTGTATTGCAACATTCGCTTTTTGAGTTGCGACAGTTGCACTCTCACCAGCAGCCACTGCGCTATGTTGGGCTAACTGGATATGACGAGCGGAGATATCAACTTGCTCTTGGATTTGCTGTTGTGAATGTTCCACATCAGCACCACGCTCTAACACTTGTTGTTTTGTCACTAATGAATCATTTGCAGATTGCTGAGCAGATTCTTTAGCTGTTTGTGATAACTGAGCAGATGAGTGTGCCCGTTCAGCTTCTCGATGAGATCTATCAGCTTGATTTTTTGCTTCATTGGCAATATCAATACGCATTACCACTTTCGCTCGTTCAACTTCTTGAGCTGCTTGTAAGGCACTTTCTCTTGCTGCTAATTGAGACTGTCTAGAAGCTTGCTGACTGCGATTTGCATTAATAACGTGAGTATCAATTTGTGCTTCAATCTGGACAATATCATTAAGTTTTTCATTAAAAAAATTACGAAACGACTCAAGCTGCAGCAATACTTTTTGAGACTGGCGAACACTTTTTAATGTTTCATCTCTATATTGTTTAGCCAGATGCATAAAATTAAAGGTTTGTTGGCTTTTAGCTGCAGTACTTCTTTCACTTAATACCGCCATATCTGCTGCAGCTTTTGCTTTTTGTAAAGAGGATGTGGCGCTATCACTAAAACTTTCAATCTTATTTCTTAACACTAATACTTGCTGCTGAATGCCATAAATATCACTATGAATAGTACGAGCGGCATCATATAACCCTAACGTGTCTGCTTTTACTTGTTGTGAGCGACTCAAGGCTTGATGGATTTGTGCTGCGCTATCAGTAACAGATTGTACTAAAACATCAATTTGTTGAGCCTTAGCTTCAGCCTCGTTTACCTTACTATCAATATCCATCATAAACGCATGATTACGTTCAATATTACCTTTAACATCGCGAGCAGATAACATTGCTTGATTTGCAGCATCAATCGTTTGTTGTACTAACTTCGGTAATATCGGTACCGTAATACCCACAAGACTATTTAATGAACCATCAGATGTTTTATCAGTGACAACCGTCTCACCCAAATATTCCACATCACTTTGCTTACTTGGCTGTGCATATAACGTATATGTACCTGGTAATAATTCAAACTGATAGTGTCCTTGGTTATCGGCTTTCATATAGACACTAGAGCCAATAAATACTGAGTTCGTAGTACTGGTTGCTACAATTTGTAATAGCCCATTCGCGATAGGTCTGTTTACTAAATCACGAAGAATGCCAAAGACAATCATGTATTACTCCATCGCTGCTTGTTTTAACGCACGTTGCTTAACTCGATCTGTTGTAACTTTCCCTGTTAAAGCAGCATTAAATACTTGGTAGTGTGTGGCGGCTTTCTGCGCTTCACTCGCATTTTCAGCGTCTTTACTAAAGGCACGATACAACATGAAATCTAACAGCATGCTGATATAAATGGTGGCCATACGAAGATCACCACCTTCAGTTGCTGTTAACAGTTGACTATATTGAACATCAATAACCGTTGCTTTATCAGGTACTGGATATAACCAGAACCATGTCAGCTCATCAGCAGATTTAGTCCAACATTTCGGCTGACCTTGGCTTGTTCGCCAGTCAGGATAAAAGCGGTTTAAAGTTTCCATCGGCGTAAACTGTCCTCGTACTGCTCCAATTTGCTCAACGGATAACAACATATGTGCATCATCGGGCAACGCAACGGGGTTACCTATCGCTTCAATCTTGATACGGGCAACAACAGCACTTGGCTTATAGGTAATCACCGCATTCAAAGCTTCATTAAGGTAATAAAGTAATTCAGGCTTTTGCCAACGCACAAACAATGGGTCTACCAATGCCGTTGCCGTTTGTGTTAATAACGCATCGACTGAAATCATTAGAAAAACTCCCTACGATAAACTGAGTAATTAAGTTCAAGGGCTGGCGTATGCTCTATTGCATAACGGTAAGCTTGACGGATAGCAGAGATAAACTCCCGCTGATTGTATTGCGCTAAATCAGGATTGAACCAAGATGTTGTTGGTTGTAATTGAAGAAGATTCGCAGCACCGGCACAAATACCGTCTACATAATCGTGAAGTAATACCTCTGGGAGTTGATCTGCATTGGTAATCGGCTCGGCCATTGCTGTGATCACCACGTCACTAAAATCAGCCTTAAATGTAATATCATCTCGACTGGCAACAACGAAATCATATCCCGCTTTTAAGGGCTGACCTTTGCTTGTCACATTAACAATACCAGCGCCTTTTAATTGTACTTTTCCTTTGATACCAACGTGATGGCTAATCATCGATACAGACTGACGTTCAAAGACGTCATCAAACTGACGAGTTTTAACCAGTATTTTGCTTTCACGACAAAACCGTTGTGCTGCTTTAACAATGACTATTTCCATTAATCCAGGTACAGGCACATCAACTAACATACGTAATGTGGGCACAAAATCAGACACAGGCACCATTGATTTATCCTCGAATAGCGTCACGAACTCGTAGACGGAAGTCATCAACTGACTCTTGTGCATCTTTTGCGTTAACAGCAAGATCATGTGCTTCAACTAACGTGGCCAACTTTACTGACGTCATTTTTGATAAATCAATAGATTGCCCTGCCAGTTCAACCACCATGCTATTAGCATAAGCTTCTGCTGCTAGTTGCGCTTGATGCTCACGTTCTTGTTGTGCTTTATCATCTGCTTCTATCTTTAGCTCAGTCTGAATCAACTCAACCTGTTCTTCTCGTACCCATACTTTGGGATATTGCAGCAGCATGTAAGCAACATCGGCTTCTACATCAACAGGCTTATTTTGAGGGAATATTAATAAAGAACCGGTGATCGTATCTTTCTTAAATGGCTTATCACCAATATAGGCAATGCTAATCTTTGACATGGTTATCCCCATAAAAAAAGCGCCCATAATGGGCGCTCTATCTCGTTTGATTTGTCGTTTAATTACTACTTAAAAACCAACTGATACATACTCTGGCATAACAGATATAGAACCCGTAGCCACAGCGTCTCTAACAATAACTGTAAGCACCGTTTTCTCGACGAGATAAAGAGGTTGAATAGGAATAACAACAGAGCCTTGCATCGCGACATCCACTGCAGATGCAATCACTGTATTGTTCAATTTAATATCCAATGTCACATCCTCCCCTAAACCTGATTCGGTTGCCACTCGAACACCAACCACCTCTAAACCAATGGGTAATTCAAGCGTATCAATTTCGGTATCAACGTCTGCTGCAATTACGTCAACTTTACCAAAGGCAATACTCAGATTACCTGCGGCACCTGCATACACAGTATCTCGCATGGTTTGTGCGATGACTTTAGCCATAACAAATCTCTCTATCGATACGAGATATCATCATCCCGTATATGTGGTGAATGAATTACAGCGTGACAGCTGTATCGAGTGCAATCACGCCATGATCATTGATACGCCCATTCTTATCAGCAAAGCGGATCTTTTTAAGACCATTCATCCATGCGATAGAAATCTCAGTACCGTTATCGTGGTCCACCTTTTTCTCTGTATATTTAAATTGGTTACCGCTGGAAGTTGAACCCCACGCATTCGCTAGTGCCTGCCCCCCTAAAAGAATGGCGCGATCAATAGTGGTCATTGCTTCAACGTGTTGAACCGTTGCTGCATTATCATTATTTGATACTTTCACTGCAGAGCCTTGGTTGAAACGAATTGGCATCCCTTTATATTTACGTACTAAGATATTGCCGCGCATGGCACATTCACCCGCAAAAACGGGATGACGGAAATTACGACCACGGTTAAGCGCTGATGCTGTTAACTGTTGCCAGTCTTTATAGCTCGATGTTTTCTGCCATGTTGCCCACTGGCGAGGCGTTACTTCAAGTAAATAGAAAGGCTCATCGCCCGCTAATTCATCCGCACCGAAACGAATCGGCTGTAAAGGATGTGCCATTTCTTCTAGATAAAGGCAAAGGTTATCCACGGCATCCATGTTGAAAATGTCTGCAGAATCGAGACTTTCAAATGATGTCGCATCCCCCCCAAAGAAATGACGGTCATAGGTTGGTGGCAAAATATCATTAACTAAAATATCACTGTATTCATTGTGACCTTCAAGCGGAACGATAATGTCATCATCAAAGTAATCACCACGCGCGCCGGCTAAATGAATAGTCGCAGCCTGATCTTGCAAGTCATTAAAATAAGGACCGAGCAAAGTGCGCCCTGCTTTGCGAATCTGATGCGTTGTTCGTTGCTGGCTCATCTTGCCACCAGCATCAACCATGTGACGACCTTGATTGATTTTTAGTTCAAAGCTTGAAAACTCAAGGTTCTCACCACGACCTTCTAACTTCTTGTCTCCCATTGTTGGACGCTTAGAAAGCTTGTGGACGATCTGCATATCAACAGATTCACCCGCTTGTTTCGTTAAATCTGAGATACGTACAATCGGTGCATGTGCCGACGTTTGTGTATTGCCTTTCTTATCGCCCATGGCTTGCTTTGGCGCTTCTTCCGTCAGCATATTCACAAAGCTGCGATTTCGGTTAGCGGCAGTAAACAGCGCAACTTCTTGTAAATGTTTCGCCTGCGCTGGCGTAATAGTTGTCATAGCAACTCCTAGAAACAGAAAAACCCGCACAATGGCGGGTTTAGGTATGTAATGAACTAATGGTTAATAATCAGCTTGATCTAAGAGCGCATCAATTTGATCAGGTGTCATTGTCGACATCAAGTTTTGCAAATCAGCATTGTTCATATTAACAGCCTGTTGCAATACCGTTCCCTGATGTTGATTGGATGCGCCTACAAGTGACGGACTCTCGGGTAAAGATTCCGCTGCGGCTTTCTCTTTTTGTTCTGCCACCTCACGAACTTGAGCGTCATCTACTGTTGGCTCAATGACAGATTTAACTTCTGGCACTGATTCAGAGGTAGATAATGTTTCTCCAAAAGCAGCTTTCGTTCGACGAACTACCTCTTCAAAACGTTCACGCTGTGGCTTTTCTGACCACGTTGGATCCGCTAATAAACGATCATCAATATCGAGCGCAAGAGACCATTTATCACCTTTCTCATCCATCCAACCATTCAAATCTGTATTGGATTTAATATCATCTAATACAGGATTACTGGTTGATACATCAGTAACAGGTGCTGTGTTAGCAGTAACGGCATCAATCTTTGCCATCAGGCTTGTAATGAATGGCGCTAACTCAGGATAGTTCTCACGTAAATCATCGAGTTGTTTATCGTTGACGGTTAAATTTTCAGGTAGGTCATCAAGATCAACGCCCAATTTCTGTAATTGCTTATCACGCAATTCAAGTAAACGACTTTGCTGATCATACTCTGGCTGCTTCTGCTTCATGTCGGCAATCTGTTGACGCAAACGTTCAGACTCTCGACGCTCAGCTTCCAGCACATCGTATGGAATAATATGTTCACCATCTTTGGCGACAATTACTTTCTTTTCGGGCTGTTCGTCACTCTGATCAACAATCACATCATCCGTAGTTGGCGGGACTACGTTCGTATCGCCTTCTGATGGTGGAATTGCTGGTTCAGTTGATGCAACTTCAGCAATAATGGGCTCTGATATTGCTGGTAATGGTTCGTCAACCACTTCGGCATCATCAAGACTATCCAATATTGCTTCTAGTTCATCGAGTGTTTCATTACCTGTAATTTCAATCGTCATAGGTTAACTTCTCCGGTTGTAGACGTATCGCTGTCTGTGCGGATAAAGGCATTAAGAAAAACCCTTATCCCCAAAAACAGGCATAAAAAAAGCCACATCCCTTTCGGGTGCGGCTTAACACAATAGTACTTATCGATATTTTCATTCTGGGATAAATATGACAGCCACCATTATAAAGAGTAAAAATCTGGAGATATCGATTACTCATGTTTATACCCACATCCATGTGGTTACTTATTATGATTTGGTATTAACAACACTTATACTTATACTTTATATTTATTAGAGTAAATATTCTTATTTTTGGCATCAATAAAAAAAACCGCATCCCTTTCAGGTGCGGTTTTAGATAATAGAATCAGAATATATTAGATTCAGGTAGAGTCAAGACGACTACCACACAACAAAAACGGGGGAATTTTACTGTTTATATTCACTTCCATGTGATTTTTAATCCTTGTTTACACGCTATACTTAGTACAGGTCTATAGATATACACTATATTTATTAGAGTAAGTATTCTTATTACTTATATTAATCATAATATAATATTATCGATCTGTTGTTGAAGATTAATCAACATATTCTGCTTAGCCTGCTCAACCTCACCACTTACTTTTTCCATTTCAGTCAAAATCTTACCTGTTTCTGCTTGAGTCTTCGCATTGGTATAACGCTGACTATCTGCAACTACACTCTCTTTATTAGCAAGTGCAGCCGTTCGTTGAGCTTCAGCTTCAAGCTTACCTACTTTAGCAGCAAGCTCTCGCATCATTAGCGCTTGTTGTTCTTGCTGCTGCTGTGCTTGTGCCTCTACTGCTTGTTGTTCTTCTGGCGTCATATCTTCGGCATCTTTACCCACACCTAATGCACCACGAACACGATCCATAAACTCTGCTTTATTTGGTACATCACTTAATTCAAGTACTAGATCAATCACTGCACTTTGTACTTCCGGTGGTAATTGTGCAGTCATTTGCATCATACGTTCAGCAAGTTGAGACTTATAAGCGGATGTTTGTTGAACTGGTGCTAAAGCAATATGAGAGCGTAAACGAGATATATCATTGTTCATACCATCTGGTGTTTCTTCATTGATAACAAGCGCTTTGCGCTTCATCTTGTCATCACGGTTAACGACAACCTTCTTATTACGCTTATTTTTTAGGTCTTCAATTACATAACCAAGAATGAGCTCTCCCACTAACTGACATGAGAATCGATAGTTATCATTGATTTCAGCAAGTGTTGTTGCGCCTTGTTCAACGATATTGGCAATGGCAATACCACTTTTAGCGCCATCGTCTTGACCAAGAAAAGACGGTGATACCCCCATAACATCTTGTATATGGCGCATAGAATCTTGCATTACTGAAAACTGTTGGCTTGAGACTTCCGTATCTCGATTGATTTGGAACACTTCTGCCATCGTCTTTTGATTACGTCTGTTCGGATTAAGCTTTACCACACCACGCTTATCAATCTCATCAATGACTTTCTGGGTACTCATGTTAGTCGCATCTTCATCCATGATGATCAATGGTGACTGTAATAACTGCGTGAGTTTACTGCGACGGAAATTTACTTCATCTTGTGCGCTAATTGATGAAGCAACAATGCCATAAGGCTCACCAGATGAAGCCTTTCTATACCCAAAGAAAGGAATAAGTGGCCACATTCCTTGTGGTGCAGAGCATTCTTTATCCCCTAAATGATGTGGTCCTGCATACCAACTCTCACTAATACGACTAATTTGTGCCATACGAAGCTGAACTTTCCCCATTCCAACTGCGGTAGCATGAGCAACATTACTAGATTGATACTCAATAACTCGACCATCAGAGAGCTCAATCACGGGTTTACGCTCAAAGCTACGGTAATAAATCACCTGCAGTCGAATACGTTTACGGTTTTGGCTTAACCATTCAGATTCACTGCGAGTCCAAGAACTGTATTCTTTGTAGCCACTTTGCAGTTGAGGGTCTAAACCTGCAATATGATCGACATCGACAAAGTTATTCCATGAATTCACCGCTTGCTCAATGATGGCGCGCTTATTCGGCACCATAATTATCAGCTCATCCATATCAATCCAGCGGTAACGCATTAACCATCGTGCATCTGATAAGTCATGTTGCTTGGCTAACCAATCCCAATAGACCTCATCACGTGGCACATTTTGGATTTTATACTTAGCACCAAAAGGGTCTGGGTTACGAAAACACTCAACCCAACCAATACCCGCTTTGAGTTGTGAAGCATAAGCATCTGAACGTGCTTTATCTAATCGACCAAGACGACAAGCATCAGCAAACTCTGCATTCAATGCTTCGGCTAACTCTTCCATCTCATCATCTGGATCATCAGCCATGACCAGCAAATCAGTACGCGTCTTGGCTTCCATACCAAGAACAGCATTAACTGCAGGCTTTATTAAGTTCTGTACTGTTATTGGCTGCCCTCGTTCTTTCAACGTTTTTAATACTTCAGCCTCAAGTTGATCATCATCATAATAAGCATCGGCTTTGTTCGCTGCAGAGCGCCAATCTGGTTGGCCATCAATGTCAGACATGATGTCGAGCAATTTACTTTGGTCTATTTTCATTAATAGGTCATCCAGTGTTTATCTTTTGCTGACTGGTTATCATCAGATTTAATACGCTTTGGCATCCGCGCTCGCATTTCTTGGGCAATGGCATAGCTAATCAGTTGATCGTCATAACAGCCAACTTGAGCATTCATTGCACCTTTGCTGTCATATACGTAAGCATTGAGCTCAGAGATAGTGCCTATCCAACGAATACCACTTGTTTGAGTGCGTAATAGTTCTTTTAACCCTTCAATGATGATGGGCTTAGATTGTTTTGTTGTTAGCCAACCTAATTTTGGGGTGTCATTATCATTATCGCGGTCCAGGTATTGCTCTTGATAGATACAACGAACAGGATAGATATCGCGGAATTTTTGTAAGAACGCGTGGCCATGATTGTTTCGCTCAGGACCAACAAAGGCAGTGTTATACATATGGCCAACATGCCGCACGAGAGAGGCAAACATCTCAACATCTAAATGACCAAACCAATGTGCGACTTGTTCACCGGTACTTTTCTTGACCACATCAAATGAACTTCTATCGTTATGCTCAAGACCTTCAGCAATATCGACGCCTATCGCATACTCTTCATCAGCATCAGGTAACTCCCACACAAGCAACATATTGAGCAAATTACGCTGCAGCTTTTCATTATCAACCTCACGCATTGACTGAGCTTTTTTCTTGGTACCATTAACAGGTTCAATATCGTAAATGATAAGTGGCTTCATGGTATGAGCTTCAGCATTCATCACGCGAATAGCATCAAACACACGACGACCAGAGGTTAAGAAAGCTTCTTGTGGCGTTGAGGGAAACTCTTGCTTAATTTCCTCGCCCTGACTTTGTTCTTTATTGATGTACCATTGTTTTTGCTCATCAGTTAACGTGACCTTCATGGCTGACTCAACAGCTGCAAAGTATTCTTGATGGTATTTACTGAGCTGTAATCCAGACTGAGGAAGAGGCTCTGAGTATTTAGGATCTTGAAACCACGCAAAGAAATGAAACTTATAATCTTGTGAACCCAACGCTGAGCCTGAATTATATAAATCCAATGCTCTCATGCTCATTGAGTAAAAATCACCCCCAACACCTTCGGCTGTAGATTCGATGAAACAAATGGCCTTTTGGTGGATAGCATTTAAGGTACCCGTTTTAACCTCTTTGGCCTTTTGTGGATACTTAGCGCAAATCTTTCCATGCTCTGAAATGTGAAGTCGTTGCACTGTTCCTGAACGGAATGACGTTGCACACTGAATACTTGAACCACTTTCAAAGAGAATGAAGCCACCACTTGCACCAGAACGACGTGCTTTAATCGGAAATTCTGCTTTAAGCCACTCAGGAAGATTATCAAATGGCACTTCTATCTTGGTACGGAAAATCTCACCTGCAGCGCCTTGATCTTGAGCGATGATGCCGCACTTAATATTCTTATTAAATAATGCTTCATCGAGCAGATAAATATCAATGGCAGTAGAAAAACCAAGCTGACGTGCTTTAAGAATGATGTTCTTGTGTGCCATTAACTTAAACAATAAAGCTTGAGCCGGTCGCAACTTAAACGTGACTAAGTCACCATCCTCATTTTCAACTTTGTAAAGGTTGTTTAATCGCCACCACTTATTGCCAACTCGAGCATGGATATAGTCGATTTGCTCTTGTTCGGTCATGATATCAAACCATCAGAGCCTGTCTCTTGCAGTTCAGCAATCATTGCAGATATTGGTGTGATTGAGCCTTTACCCTCTTTAGCCAATTTATCAGCTTCCAATTTTAGCTTGGTTGTTGCAGCCTCTATTCGAACCGTATCTTTCATGATTTTCTGCTCATTAACGGTATCAATACGAATGGATGAAAGCGTTTTAGTGATAGATTCAATACGAACTACATTTCTATCGAGTGCTTGTTCTGTCGAGGTAATCGCGTTGTAGAGCTCAATGCGTTGATCAACAGAATCTGCATTGGCCATATCAGCACGAATCTTCTTCATCGTGTCGATACAGTTCAAAGCACGAGCACGACACAGTTTTAATTCTTCCTCGAGGGACATTTGAGCGGCTTCATCGAATAACGATTGGTCATCAAATCGTGCTGAATAACCACCATGTTTACGAGCATGTTGATTGCCAACTTCAAAACTTTGAGAGGGATGTGGATTACCAGGCTTACCATTTTTAAACTTATTGGCACTAGGTTCTCCTTTGCGTTTCGCTTTATCTGTAGATTCAGTCTGAGAATTAGTCTGATTTTTTACCGATTCACTCTCTCCCTCTATATTTTCAGCTTTGCGCACTTTCTTTGATTGCGCAGTTTCAGATTGCGCATTGCGCACATTATTAGATTGCGCAGTCTTATTTTGCGCAGTGCGCATTTTGATATAGCGACGTGCAGATTGATAATTAAACCCTCGTTGATTGCACCATTCTTTAGCTGTAATACCTGTCTTGTCGTTATCAGCTAAGAACTGCAGTTGTAGTTGCTTCCAATCATTGGCCATATAGTTATCTACTTACTTGCTAACTCTTGGCTTAACTCTCCCTCCACTACCCAATCACCGACTTTGACTTCATGGGTTATAGCAATATCTATTACAGCGCCATTAGCTAACATGACACACACAGCTTTGCCGCATGTATCGATTACCTCAATAATGCGTCCAGTTTCATTTCCTATTGTCATAAGGTACTCGATAGATAATTGGAGGGAACATTATCAATGGTACTCGTAAGGACCATTTGTAATGTCTATTCGTCTTTAAGCTTTCGCCACCTAAGGTAGTCATCGACATATTGCGCACATTCGCGCAGCGCAGACTTTAGTTTGAGTGTATCGACGGGTAATTCAGCGGGTGTTGTTGCTATCAGTGTGGGCTTGTAGCATGGAACAACTAACCCTATTGGCGGTAAGACATACAGTGTTTCGGTTTTAGTGATGACTCTAGTAGGACTGGTGCAACCGCTTAATAACAGACTTAGGGTAACGAGTATCAAAACAGGTATTGGTTGATAGTGCTTTCTTGAGTATTTGGATATCGGCACTGAGCTTTGCTTTATCACGGTGTAGGCTCTCCGTTCTTGCGTTTAACAGACCTGATAATGTTTTGCGCTCTTGGACTAACTGCGCAATTTGCTTTGATTGGCTATCCTTGATGGATTCAACAGTGCTTAACTGCAGTGATAATGTAGCTACTTCCTGTTTTGCTCCCTCTACGGAGGTGATAAGTAGCTTGATTTTAAATACCATACCGGCGCAAGTAGCGATAAGGATCACAATCATCCCTGTCTTAACTCTATTGAGTAGCATTCATGGCCTCCACTATTTCCTTATCTAATGGCATTTGTCCTATCTGTATTAACGCCTCATTGATATTGATGGTTCCCATACACAGCTGCTGAACCACATTGCGCCTTTTCACTATCCCGTAGCAGTGGTTACTACGAATAGCGCAGTCCTTTCCTGCCACAAATCGCCACTTTATGATTTCATTACAAGCTGGTGGATAATTTGAATTCAATAGGTATCGATACATTGTTGAACGCTTAAAGGCACCAATGCCAATGTTGTAGGCTAAATCGAGAGAAGCTAAGTGGACATTAGGCGGCAATTTCTGAGGGATATTTTCTAAGGGTGTGTTGTGTTTATTCAGCGATGACGCGAGCATTGCATCACACTGTTCTTTGGTAAATCTGTCTCCTGGTTCTATATTCAATGTTTCGCCATAACACGCAGTCCAAATTCCACCAACATCTTGATATGATATTTGTCGGTATCCTTCAAACGCTCCCGTAACAGCTATAGCTCCCGCTAATAGCGCACCGGTGAGTTTATTAAAACGCATCTTTACGTCGCCTCTCTAATTTGATGCGATAAGCAGTGACTATAATACCTACAATAGATAATCCAATACCTACAACAGTAATGATGTCACTGCCATACCATGTAAAGTGACCATTAAGAATCTGCTCAAAGCTGCTGTTTAACATCGACTGCGCATTTTCTGCTGATTTCGTGGCACCTATTCCTACACCAACCCCTGTTCCGGCAGTGATTGCAAGTGTTGCTCTATCAAGCATGTCATTTTCTCCAGGCATAAAAAAACCTCGACGTAAGGTCGAGGTTTAACATGATTGGTATAGATTACCTTAGTTTATGGTCTGGTCAAGACGGCTAATTTTGACGCTTAGATTTAGCATAAGAGCTCATTGTTCTAATTACGCCAATGATTGTTATAAGGGCTAATAAAATCGGTACTACAAATTTAACAGGCCCTACTAACTCAGCGACGGCATTTGAAAGGTGCATCCCTTCAACTTCAATAAATGGCGCTGTCGCCCATGGAATAAAATAAAGCGTTAACCCACCAAAAATAACAGTCAATATCAAACCAAACGGCCAATATATATCGGTTAATATTCTAAATTCCTTACCTAGTTTCTCTGCACCACGGTATCTTGCCATGAGTTATTCCATTTACTCATCGTTATAATAATGGCGAACCTTACTCTTATGTGGATATTAGAACCAACCAAATTTTAATGTCTTATTTCTAACTCTAACGTGTGTGCAATTTCAGTTGCTGCATCCTGAGAATAAACATAAAGTTTTGTTAAACACTTCTCAAACCATGGCTTCAGCTCATTCTCCCACAGTTTGTCACTAACCCGCCCTAATCCAATATGCCGCAGGTGTTGGCGAATATTATCAACACTAGGAACAAACAAACCGTGGCCACTGCATGAAGGACATTCGCCGGTATTCAATATTAAGCCAGTACCACTACATCGAGGGCAAGTTGAGGATTTTAGGAACTGACATTGTGCGTATTCATCAATACGTCGACGCTCTTTGATGATTAACGCTTCAAACTCATTGATAGCAGACAATAGTCGTTCTTCTGCAGTTTGGGTTTCGCAGCTATCAAGATTACGCTGTAACTGCTTAATCTTTACCTGCCACCCTTTAATCAATCGATTGCTACGCTTAGCTTGGTCACTATACTTTCTCCATAAGGCAGCTAATTGTCTCTTTTGACTAGCAACTGGTTTATCGCAAAATACATCAAGAGCAACGTAACTTAATGCCATCGCTAAATCTTTGCGCTTTGACGGCTCATCATTTAACCATGTGGCCATCACATCAATAATACGATTTACTGCAGGTACATCATGAACGTACTTGGCCATCAATAAATCCATTCCTAATGGCATCTTATGTTGGACCTTACCAAACACAGCTAAGATAACGTCACCGGTTAATGTTTGATGACCGCGTTCATCTGCAGTCACGCTACGCACTTCATGCATTCTTGCGAATAATTCAATTGCTCTGCTCATAATGCCCCATGTATTCAGTAATAATCACGATAGATTCGCTTGCTGAATAACATATTACCGCCTGATACCCAATTTCAGAGAGACAAGGCAACCATGAGGCCAATAGTGAACATAGGTTATTGAATATATGGGGGGGATCTATTTTAAAGAAGTAGTTATAATTTTAAACTTTGATAAAAAATTGTAGTAATTTTTTAATTAGCACAAAAAAAACCACTCAACATTTAAGAGTCATTCAAATGAAGAGTGGCTGCCTAAGAATAAGCTAAATAGGATTCCCACAACAAAGGAGGTCATATTTAAACATACCAATCACCGATATGTAACAAGATATATATCGATATTGGATTAAAATCAACATTTCAATCATAACAAATATAACAATTACACATAATGATGAATCAATGTCACTTTATTTAGGAATTTTTTAATTTCTTAGCATGCTTAAACTACATATCTTAAATCACTGACTAAGACGTAATTTACTAATTATGAGCGCATCATTGGGGGATCATTTTTGACTCTATAGCCTGACCACTTTCAATAACGGTCATGATTCTATAGCTCGAAAGTTCTGCAGCTAGTTTCTTTGTGAATTGTTCAGCCATTTAATATGCTTTCAAGTCTCTTACTGCACTATTACCAATATTTAGTTTTTGAACATAAGCCGAAAAATTGGCTGATGTAAAAACATCCGAACAATCAAGGGATTCTATTTTGGATAAGATATGTTTGTGTTGTTTACTGAAGTGCTTCGATACTGTTAATTAATCGGTGACAAGTTCATTAGCATCAAATGATGAAAATAAGATCTGAAGGACTTAGTTGTGCGATAGGCAAAGCAGATTGAATAAGCATGATACCTCATTTTGATGATTTATCATCACCACACAGAGGTACTAATTGTTGGGTAGCGAACTGAGTAAGGTTCGAGCTTGTCAGCCCTACTTTAAGATGTGACATTCCGCCAACTTAGAAATGTCACATTAGGTGTATGATTTGGAAAAAGCCTGAGATACGCAGGTGTGGGAGTAGTTCTATTTACTGGCAGCATAATTGCGTCCTGAACATACTCTCCCTACACCTGTTTTCAAACTTTGCGACAAAACCATAAAAAGCACGGGTGCTTTTTAATCGACGTCTACTACGGGTATCGAGAATTGACCGGAAATAATATATGTATGTTTTCCTGATTTTCCTAAATCATATCCAGTAATTGTTTGCTCAAAAAAGTCAAAATACTTAACACCTCGAACTATATTTACCAGACCGTGAATATCGGATAGAAAAGGCTCTGGGCTACGTAGTCTCATTACGCCAGGAGACTCAGTAACCTGGTATGTTAACTCAGGCCATAACCATCTAATATTACGACACTCTTTGGAGATTATTGTTGGGTAAGTATTATCCATTGATATCTTTACTGTATTCTCTAATTTCGATTGAATCAACTTTATTGGGAACGTACAGTTTTGGGCTTCCATTTCTAGATCCCCCCTCCAGACAATATTCGAAATCGTCGGGCGAATCACTCCTTTTTGACTACAACCAATTGGCATGTCCTCAGTTATAGTAAAAATACCATTATCATCCTCAGCATTAGATACATATGTAGCACGGTAGTCACATTGCCTTTTATACGGGTGATTAAGTAGCTTGTACTGATTTCCTTCAAACTCCACTATCTGGTATTCACCAGTTGGATGGTATGGTAAATAAATATCCCCCGTGTCCATATAAATTATGTCCTGTCCATGTAAATTTATGGCCTCTTTAAAGCTTATAACTAATCCATCAGCTAAAACCCCGTTAGATAAAAAAACAAATAAAAATAAAAATTTTTTCATTATTAATTCCTTCTATTGTAAGTGTATTTTGTTATTTCTGTGACAAAATCTGCTAATTTAACTTAATTAAATAGAGTGTTCGACGACGCTATCTCGTTATATCATCTGTATTCTGGAGTGGGCATTTTTTCTATAGGAGAAGAATAGAGGGAAACTGACATTGTAGATAAAACTATAACTATGGATGCTATTGAATTTATTAAAAAAAACAAAACCGATTTCATCTTTAATTATTTTTTCACTTTGATTTTTCAAGTCCCCTATTTTTCAGATGTTTCAATCAAAAATACCTTTTCCCTTAATTTAGTGAACTATGCGTTATTTAAAATTATATGGTGAGTCTCATTCATCTATAATAAATGACGTAATTTTGTATTAGTGACTAAAAGGCCAACCAGGTAATAGAAATTTTATTTTCAGTAATTTTTTATATTTAAATTTTTCATAATATATCCCTTTAATTTAATAACCCCCCTGAATGCCAAAGTGGAAATACATTAACCAACAAAATATACTCAAAGGGAATCTTTTTAACAAACATTTTGCATTATGATCACAACATTTGTTGCATTTAGTTTGGTCATTGCCACAATTTAAGAACATCCATCAGGCTAATTTATTCCTCTCACCTATCAAAAACGTTAGTTTCTTAGGAGGTGTTAGAAAGTATTTACGATGAAACATAGGATTGCGTAACGTTTTAAAGTCACACTCAAGCACCGCCCTTACACGTTTTTTATCGATGAAGTGCTTATCATCATAGGTAAGCGGGACTAATGCCCCGCCTTGCGTTTTGGCTAGCGCTATCTTAGCCATTGATGAAACTGCCCGTTTGCGCACCTTGCAGCTTAAACGCACGCTTAGTGACAACTTCGGCAATAACACACTTAAAGACATGAACTTCTATTGAGTGCCATATGCCACCCGATTTCACTTTATGAATAACATGGCCAGAACGTTCACCGTGTTTCTCGATAGCAGCAATTGCCGCAACACGCTTATCAAACGTGTCAGCACCAATAATACGAATCTCTCGACTAGTCATACTGCTACCGCCTTAAGTACACCGGCTTTAATGAGCTTCTTCGTCAACCAGAGTTCACCTTTACCCGTAATCAGTGTGGTATTAGCTATACGATCGTTTTCAGGCCCATAGGTACTTTGACGCACTACAAAGCAGCCATTCTCAATGTATTGCTGCATCGGCAAGTTATAACCTTGGCAGCCACTGATTAATATTTTCATCTCACGCAGAACAGTGAAGATTTTACGGGGACCTAAGTTCACGGCTTTAGCGAACTTACCAAGTGTCATACCGTAATCTACTTTTGCAATACGTTCAGCGAAATCCACTTTGGGGGCATTAAGCATAAGCTGCTTGTTTTGGGTTTCAATTTGTCTGGCTTGGTCAGCGGCGAGTTGTAATGCATCAGCAAATGATGCTGGCAGCATAGAACTTGGCTGTGATAGTTCTCTTAGCTTAACTAATACGTTTTTACGGACAGCTTTTGATTCACGCATACCAACAAGCATCATGTCATCATAAGAAAGATTGACCATTTGACGTTTACGCCCACCAGTAGAATCCATAAGGAAAATTTCCTCATGACTTTTATCTGTCTCATCAATGACTCGAACAATGAAGTCTTTGTATTGAACCGATGGCTCATTGGCTTCTTGTCGTGCAGGATTAATATAATCATTCAAAAAATCTAACGAGCTCATATTTAGCTCATGATTTTGTATTACTGAAATATCCATCATTACATCTCCCCCACACTCATTAAGCTCTTAGAGCTTGCCTTCTTAACTAGCTGTTTATCTAATATCCCACGAGCCGCAATATCCCAGCCATTAAACGTGCTGGACTTTGCTCGACCAGATTTAACCAGGTTGTAATCGTACTCAAGCCACCGCTCGATAATTGCGTTTGTTGGTTCTAGTTGATGAGCATTAATCGGGAGGTGATAACACGCAGCAAATTCTAATGCGCGCTCGACATACACCCCTCGTAAACCATGCTTTGACCACGATTTAATGGTGCTACCACTGGCGCAACAATAAGTTCCTACTTTGTATTTTGCACTCGTTATATCAAGGATATTTTTATCGTGAAGAACGATTAAACGTAGCAATGAATTAAAACCATTAGCTGCTAACTCTTCTGCCATTGCTGCACGCTCTGACTCTGTAAATTTATTCATGATGTGCTCCTTTTTGTGCAACACGAGCAAACACTGAATTAGCTTTAAACTGCTCTGGTCGCACTGTTATCGAGTTACGTTGTTTATCAAATTCTGTCACGTAGCTAATCGGTGGTAGCTGCACGAGTTCAGTTAATAAACCTTGATCTTCAAGTCCTTGATATTTTTCAAAGGCTAGCTTGAATTTCTTCTCAGCTTCAGGTGCTGATAATTTATTGCGGATGGCCCAAGACGTTGCCTGACGTGCTCTTTTTTCAGCTAAACTTTGCGCTGGCATACGATTTAACATGCGGCAAAATGCACCCTGCCACTTGGGTTCCCCTTGGCACCAACTACAAAATTTACCCACGCTTGGAAAGAAATCAGATTCTTGTCGGCGAGCTTTCCCTAATCCACATTGCACTTGCGCAATGCTGATAATACCGTTTTCTATCAATCCCTTAGCAAAGCTTGCTTTGACTAAATTAAGCTCATCAGCATCACGAAAACAGGCTCTCCAATTAGGGTAAATATTGCATAACTCTTTGAATATTCGATTGATGCTTTGAGCTGCAAAATCATTTAAATCTGCTGCTTGCTGCGCTTGTTTAGGTCGTTGCGCATACGGCGTTACTTCAGTGACAGTCTTCATTAGTCGTTACCTTAAGTTGTTATAATCCAAGGTCTTTAGCCCAAGATATGTCATCAAAATCAGCTGATGTGATGGGTCTGCTACCAGGATTCAGTTTGGTGATCTTGGCTGCTTGCAAATATCCTGAAAACTTACTTGCCTTGAACAACGTGCTTGGTCGTATGTACTGCGCCATTTTTCCATCACTGCCCCATTCGATGTGTTTTTGAGTGATGACTAGGCATAAATCTTCAACGGTATACCCATCGTTTAGACGACCGTTGATGTGGTTGCTGTTGGATTTACAGCACTGGAATTTACTTCCTGTGACTGCGTTCAAGTGTTGGATTATTTGCTTTGCAGAATCAGAATATTTATCGGGTGGATTGGTGTCGTCGTGCTTGCTCGACAATAGATCTTTCTTGTTATTATTCAGTTCTTGTTTAATATCAGTCTTTATTAGTATCGGTTCAGACTGGTTAGGTTTACCCGCATCAGGAGTTTCCGTATTTGGTTCACACTGTTCTATTTCTGTTAGATCATAGTGACACCCATTCGGCTCAGGCTTCTTATCCTCTTCATTTATAAAGGCTTTATTACCTACAGGTATGTCATAAACAATATAATTAGTTTCACCAGTAGAGAACTTTTCACGAAGAATAAAACCAGCCTCCCGAAGCTCTTTTAGAATGGCGTAAACGCCATCTCTAGCGGTCTTTTTTGCTGTGTTTTTAGTGACGGTAATTAACTGTGCTGGCGACACTCTCCAGTTATCAGGTTTAGATAATATGTAAGACAACATACCCATGGCTTGAAATGACAATTGATTATTAGCGAACACCGCATTGCTAATTGTCGTGAATCGATTACGGCGCTCTGAACGGATGATAGTCATTACATATTCTCCAATTTTTTCGGTAACTGCTGATGATGAAATAACGTGGCATTAGCTCGTGTTGTCTCGGTTCCTAACTGCAATACATTCTTAGCAACCACTACATTCATACCACAGCGTTTAGCCACGACACGAGACGATATGGTGATAATTTTTTCTAGGTCATCTACGTTCTTCATAATTCAGTCATCCATTCAGGAATGGCAATGCCAGCAATCGTTAATTCATTTCTTATCTCACGAACTAAATCTGCATCGTTGATCATCATGTCTCGAACGCTTGAAATAGCTAACGTATATAAAAATTGAGCTTCATTGGTAGCAGCAGCTTTGGAAAACGAATCAATCACAGCTCGGTCAGATTCAGTGAATCGTACTTTCACCTGTTCATAACGAATCAAGGCGTGTGGTAACCCTACTTTGCCGATCTTACGGCGCGCAGCTATCGTGGTTAACATCTGCGTTTCGAACTCGTTTAATTGAATCATTGGTCGTTACCTTCTTGGTCGTTTCTAAATTTAACTTCAGTCCCTTGTTAACTCGGCCAAAATCAATAGGATTATATTTATATTGAATTTGAGGTGATAAATGACATAGGAGAGCAATGTTTTCAGGTATTCCATTTACTTTCCAATGTGATACGGACTGGCGTGTAACATTAAAAATACAACCAATCGCTGTATTAGTTTTATATTTCAATTTGAGTGTTTCGTATAAAGATTTTGTCATACATCATCTCCTTTATCTCGAAATGTAACTTTATATTACACTAGCGACAAAGTAAACTGCGTAAAAATAGTTTCCTTGATTATTGCTATATTGAAATAAGACACTTTTCTTATAAAAAAGCACATATGACCACACTTGCAGAACGACTTATTTCAAGACGAAAAGAGCTCCGCCTTACACAAGAAGAACTTGCGAAACCGTCTAATATGACTAGGGTTACAATATCCAATATAGAAATTGGAAACTCGACAAACATTAGGGCTGAAAGTCTTTTTGCATTAGCAAAAGCATTGAACTGCAGTCCTGAATGGCTCTTATTTGGCACAGGAGCAAAAGCAAATGATAACGAAAATCAACATCTACTGTCGAATATCACATCAGGACCAAAAATAGAAAGAACATGTCCACTAATCAATTGGTTAGAAGCAGTATCGTGGGGTGAAACCAATGAGCCCTCCCTTATAGATGAAGTAAAATACTTTCCATGTCCTGTAATATGTGGGCCGAAGACATTTATTTTAACTGTTCGTGGCGATTCAATGCTTAACCAGTTTGAAAACGGTGATTTGATCTATGTTGACCCTGACAATATAGATATGGTGAGTGGTAATTATGTTGTTGCTGTACTAGATAATTTAAGCGAAGCAACTTTTAGAAGATTAATCATTGAGGATGGAAAGAAGTATTTACAAGCATTAAATCCTAGCTATCTTCCAGAAATGAAATTTATTCAAATCGATGATAATTATCGCCTTATTGGCACTGTAGTTAGTCATGTAAAACCCATATAAAACCACGCTCCTTAATTCCCTTTAAAAACCAGCTTTTAGCTGGTTTTTTTTCACGCAAAGAAAGTTAAATTTCGAAAAGACAAAGATCTTTACGAAAACTTTCTTGACACTAGGCGCAAGTTTATTTTACATTAAGTGCATCAGGTAAACACAGTCCCTTACACGACGACTTACCTCTGCTCTTTAATATTATGGACATTGTCATTTAAGTTTCGCGCCTTGTCTCGATGGCGCTGAACCACTCTAACAAGAGATTTTGAGTGGTAATAATCAAGGCTAATGCACTAGAAAGGTGGTGTATGAACTGTTTTTACCGATGTACTTTCAATGAGAGTGCATTTAGGTAAAGACCAAGAAAGCCAAAGGTAATAACCGGGATACAACTCTTCGGGGTTGTATCCCAAAGAGAATTGAATTCAGTTTTCTTTGAGATACAAAAAAACCCTGCCATTTCTGACAGGGTTGATTTGGGCACTAATTACGACCAAGAAATTAGTACCGTGGCGACAAACGACCAAGAACGCCGCCAAAGGTAACGACCGGGCACCTAAAGCAACCACAGTCAGATGAGAGTATCTAATAAAAAACCACCATCCTAAGGAGAGTATCTTATGAAAAACATTTT